AGCGGATCTAAGAATACCGTTAACAAATTTTCGGAATTTCTTATCATGCTGGTATAGCTTAACTAAGACTACAATTGCCGCAGTAATACCTGCAATCCACAAAGCCCAGGGAAGCAATTTAATGGCTGCTCCCATTAATCTAGTTGATGATGTGAACTCTAAAATGTACTTTCTTAGTCTCCAAATCCCACTACCCATGTCTAAAAGCTTCTTGGCGGCAAACATACCCGCAAGAACCATACCTACAGACTGAATAGCTCTCTTGTGCTTAGAAATAGCATTTAACGCGTCCCCAAATCCATGCAAACCTTTAGATGCTTTGCCACTTTGGCCACCAATAGTTTTGATGATCGACGCAATAGGCTTCCAAGCCCCAATAGCTAAATTTTTTACAATTGAAAAAAGCGAAGTAGCAGTCTTATTCAAGTCACCATGATGTTGGCCAATAAAAGCAACCGCTTTACCAGCAAAATCGCCAACCTTTGTCCCTAATAGCTTAACAATATTCTCTAATTCTTTGCGGGCGGACTTTAAACCACCATTTCTACCAGTCATTGAATCCATGCCCTTAGCAAACCCAGCAGATAAAGGTTTGGCAAAAGCCACTTCCAAATTCTGCCATTCGCCTTTAATGGCAGCTATCTGCCCAGCAGTGGTTTTACCAAATGCTTTCCATGCCGATCCACTACCTTTAGCAGCCTTCATCATCCATCTTTGCATTTCAGTACCGGTGATTTTACTGCTTTTAAGAGCGGTATTAAAAGCAGCGTTGGTCATGCCACTAGCTTGTTGTATTTGCTTACGTAATGCCGGCATTTGGCCAAATACCCGGTTAAAGAATCCAGCACTAACTGTCTTTGCTCCCAAAGATTTGGCCACCATGTTAGTCATCTGGACTATTTGATCGCCAGTCTTACCTGCTTCAGAACCATAAGCAGCCATTTCATTAGTTAAAGTTTTGGTGACCGGGACACTATTCGTTAGCGCATAAAGTTTCTTCTGCATTGAATCTATTGCGCCCCCCGACATATCGGCTTTAGAACGAATATCACCTATTTGATCGCCTAATTCCTCTGTTTGTTTGCTGGTTATGCCAATCGTTTTCCACTGGCTTTCAATACGTTCACCTGCTTCGGCTAGTTCAAAACCATTCTTAGCAGAGTTCCAAATACCTGAAGCTAAATTCTGAATACCATTAGAAACTGCTGTCCCAACAAAACTACCGAAAATAATATCGTGTAGTCGTTTAACGCGATCATGCGCTTTATCAACATGATCACTATAATCTTTGATTAATTTTGAACCATTTCCGGCAGATTTGTTTGAGTTATCAAAATTAGTTTTAATATCCGCAACTTTTTTAGTTGGTAAATCACGCAGCTCATCTTGAACTTTATGAATTGCATCAGCATCTTTTTTGGCTTCATCATTCAGTCCTGAATTCAGCTTGATTTTTTTGGCGGCATCACTCGTATACTTAAATTCTTGCTGCATTTTATGAACATTTTCAGTAACCTGGTTTGTTTCATTCTTTGCAGAATCCATACTGTGATAAACGTCTTGAACTGCATCACGAGTCTTTCTGACTTCGTCACTACTCTTACCACCAAAGCCACTAAAATTGTTTTTGAATTTATCAGTAATTCGAGAGGCTTCTTTCATTGTCTCCAGGAAGTCATCCATCATGCTGTTAGCCCGTTTGAAATCGTCTAGTCCATTCATACTGAGATCAAGTCCAATGCCAGCATGACGAACTTCTTTTGCTTCAGCCATTACTATTTTCCTCCTTTCTTACCAAACATTTCATTCACAATTTTAGCCACGCCATAATACACGCCTTGGGCAATAACCGATTCCTTTTCTTGTCGAACTAATTTAGCTTTGGCTCGATTAAAAATATATTCATCTTGAGTCATCAAATTAATCTGATCTTCACTAATTCCCAATTCAACTGACATAACCAGAAAATCTTTATTGATCTCATCCTCTGCCAAATGGTCATCGATTTTGCCAAATTCATTAACATATTTGGAATTACTTTGGTCGTAACGTTGTTGCAAGAAAGCGAAACGATTCCATCAAAATATTTAACAGACCGTTCCGTGCTAATAGCGAACCAAGATATGATTGAGCCTCACTCAAAGCCGTAGCGCCCAAACCAGAACCATGTTCACCAACATTCCAATACTTCATCTTGACGATTTGTGGAGTGCTTTCATCAGTACGCAAAACTTCCTTATTAAGAGAAACCAAGGTGTCGTGCATATTAAGTGCCCCAGAAGGACGGTTAGTCATCATGAAGATTTGTAAGGCCGTACGATAATCCGGAAATACCATATTAATCTTTACTTCATCACCAGCACTGTTTTGCTTAATAACGGTTTTCTTAGTTAATTTTTCTGGCAGTTCATGATTCAAACTACCATAATCCAAATGCGGACTAACCAAGACGTTTTGCATCAACATCTCAAACGCCTTACCATAATCAGAACTATCGCTACCGACATTCATTAAATCCATGATTTGAGTAGCTACTCCAATACCTGGATCTTGCAAAGTGATCTTTGTTGTGTGTTTTTTATCCTTATCGTCTGTCCATTCAACCGTTTTATGAATCTCATTGCCCATCAAGGCTTCGAGCTTTTTTTCATTATTTTCCATTTTAATTTACTCCTTATGTAGAGGGCTACCGCTGCGGTAGCCCCCTGTTCCATTTTAATTTAAGAAAACATTGAATCGTCTGGCTTATTACCAGTATTTTGATAGTAACCAACTAATACCGACCAAGCCAATGAATATGCTGATTCGTTACCTTGGTTAGATGGTAAGCCAGCAAGTCGGCAGCCTTCTGCAGTAATCTTTTCACCAGTTGATGTGTTAACAATATTTAATCCAAACAAATCATCAGCAGTTAATGGACCTTCTTCCATTAAGTCATGCTGAGCATGATACATATAGAACAGAATATCTGTCGTAGATGTTCCTGGGTAGGTGTTTAAGGTAATCGTTCCAGTTTCATCTTCTGTATCAAAAAACATAACATTCGAATGAAAATCGCTTTGCATAGTAGTATCAGCACTCGTTCTCTGTGAACTGAACGCTTCACCATTTTGAAAACCGCCAAGTTCTTTAGATTGGTTCTTCCATAGCAAATAAATGTGAAGGAAACGAGCCGAATATAGGTTTTCTTCTTTACCATTGGATAATGTAATTGCCATTAGTATTTCCCTCCCTTTACAAAGTCAAATCAAGTTTGGCATTAATTGTATCAATGTCGTCAGCAATTTGAGCGCTTAAACTAAACCCATTATATTTGCGAGCAATGACGTCACTGTTCAACACCTTAGATCTAGGCACACTGTTAACAGCAATTGCCGTATACAAAACACCCATTTGTAATAAGCTTGTGCTGACAGCATTGATAGTCTGTGTCATCTCTTTGATTGTTGCATCATTGTAAATTGGGAAACTCTTACGGTTAAGATATTTCTGCAAATTAGTTTGTAATGTATCAATCACTAATTGAGTATGAACAAATTGATCAATATAATTACCAGCTAACGCTTTACCATTTAACAACATATAATCGCCAGCCTTATTAACGACCAAAGTGGCATTCAAGCCAGCAATTGTATCATAATCATCGGTTGTTAAACCAGCATCTGGTTCAAACTGTGAAAGGTTACCAATATGCTGAAAGTCAACTGGTAAGTTAGCTGCGGCGTACGCTACCGCCTGAGCAGCAGGATAGCGATCCGTAGCTGTTTCAACAATTGCAGCAGTGTTGCCTAATTGGTTCTTTACTGTTTGAACACCGGCAACATGAGTTGCTAACGTTTGCAGTGCGGTAACCGAGTTCGGTTGAGTTACCAACATAATTCTTTGGTTATCATATAGAAAATCAGAAAGCGCCTCGATCTCAGTCTCGGTTGCTCCGTCAAGTACTAAATATTTGAAACCATCAAATAGATGCTGGGTAATTCCAACAACAATTCCCGGTGTTTGGGTAGCCGTAACCGTACCACCGGTAGTTGTCCCTTGAGATTTAACCCCTGAAGGTGTATTGGAATCCACATTAGGATATGCAATAACTTCAAGAGGCCCATTAAAGCCATTAACATCAAACATCGCCGCTGCTTGAGCGTAGACACCTGTGTTTTCTTTATAATCTGCCGATAAACTATCTAAGTCATCATAAATGTTGCTCTTAGTAGTAGCATCGGTATTTTTTGTAGCAATTGCTACCAATGGAGTACGATCCGGATTGGTTAAGGCATGAATAGCAACAATGAAATGTACATCCGTAGTTTGTTTAACAATATCTGACACTATGATTCAGCTCCTTTTTTTATATTAAATTCTGGATTAACACTAGCAATATTTCCTGTTTGCGTCTGATCAGTGAAGTTGTCTTGAACTTCAAACGTATAATCGGCGCCTGCCGTAAACTGCCAATCAACATCTAAATATTGATCAACTGGTGGAATAGCATCACAGCGTTTAGCCACAATGCCTTTTTGAAGCAAATCATATTCAGGCTGCTGTAGAAAAAACAATTTTCGTAACTGATGTCCTAATGATTTAGCTTCATTCTCATCATTTGAAATAGCCTTAAATTGAACATGCAAATCAAACGTTTCGTTTTCCACATCATTAAACAATACCCGATCATAGTCATCGTAAATTTTGTAAACGATATATGGATAAGTTGGCGAAGCATTGTTGACACTTTGTGGACGTATGGGTACATCAGGGAAATATTGCTTAATCTCGGCAACTAAGGCCGCTGAGAAAGCATGATAAAAATTGTTACTCATCAGTACCAACCTCTTTTATCTGGTAGTAAGTCATTCCAGCGGATAAATCGTCCGCATGATTGACTACTTCATACTTCGACCCATTAGCTCGTTGGACTATCGTTCCTTTAGGACAAGCTACCATATGAGATAACCAATATAAGGTGCCAACCGGTAATTGGCCACCATCTTCCTGGCTGTACGTCATGTTAGGGTTGGTTGTATTAGTTATTACTTCGGAAACGTGATAGACCACATTTGGTCCCAAAATCGGTTTCCCAAGATCATCTGTTTCACCAGTATCTTTCCCAATAACGGTAATAGTTAAGTCTTCAGCTAACTGATCGTTCATAAAAGCAAAGTTGTTAAAGTTTTGAAACGCCATGATTACTTACCAGCAGTTGCTTGACTATTAGTAGTTGAAGGAGCATCTGAGGCTTGTGTAGTGCTCTGATCACCCAAGCTTACGTCACCACCAACTTCTGTTGGTACCACTTTGACATTGCCAGGGGTTGATTCACCGGCAACGGTAAAACCCGGCACGGCAATAAATTGTCCTAAGAATTTTTGAGTATCTGGATCATAAAAAGCAGTATAATATTTTCCATCGGGAATACTATCGCCAGCATCATAGCCAATAATATGAACTACATAGGGATCAGAAGCATTAGGCAAAAATGCAATATTTTCTGGTTTTTCAGTGCTACGGTCCGGTTTTACATAAACTCCGTTATTATCTTTAGTAGCTTCTACAACAATTAATTCTTTACTCATAAAATCAAATCCTTTCTGTAATCCAATGAATGGAGTCGCGTAACTCGCCTTTTTCAATCAATGGATCATCAAATCCTTTGTTTGCAATTGTCAATGGCGCATTTTTGGGATCGCTGAATTCTTTTATAGTTCGCTTAATATCTTCAACAACGGCATCGCCTAAAACAGGAAAAACGTCCTGATAATTTATCTCTCCAACAAATACTTTAAATGCCAAATCAGCCGCTAGTTCGGTCCAATTATCAAGGTAGTGGTCAAACGTGTAACGTAAAAAAGGACGCGGTGGAATATGCACCTCATCCTTTAAAATAAACATTATCCGCATACCATATGGCTGCGATTTATCCGGAACCGCCAAAACATGATTGTGCGGTGGCTTTGGTCGAAAAAGATTAGCAATCTCTCCGGGTTTACGCCCTTTGGCTTCTTTAGTTGGAATTGTTAGATATGCTTTATTCTTAGGCTTTATATCAGCGCCATATTCATTAACTAAAGCAATCATGTTTAAGCGCTGATTAGTCCAGGGCACCCCAATGGATAATCTGACACTTTGCAACTTTTCCAGCTGTTCAATACCACTGGTTAAATGATTAAAGTCTTCTGTCATTCTGTCCACACGGCTCCCAGACTGTCTGAAACACCATAATCATCGACTATTTGGTTATATTCTTGTAAGTATGGATCAACACCATTGAAGTTAACCATTGTTTGAGTATTGCCAAAAGTGGAGGCAGACTGGACACCACCATAGTTCATAAACCAGTCTGCATACAATAAATGACGCGCCCAAGCGATAATTCCCCTAGCTAACGCGTCATCACTAATTTGATCATGCTGAGCTTTTGCGATTGCATCATTAGTCCTTTCGGTAATATGGTCATCACTGAAACTTTGAAAAATTTTATAATCACTTTTCACATCAACAATTGTGGGTGTTTCAGCCATCGCTGATTACCTCCTATTTACCAGTTCCAGATCCGCTAGTTGATGAGCCAGAACCGCTGGTTGATGAACCTGAGGCTTTAGATTTAGGTGAATTAATAGTTGGGACAACATAATCAGTTCCAACTTTAAAACCATATTTAACTAATTGAATGTTACGTGGATCATAGGATACTTGGAATAACGGCTTAGTTCCTGCTGCCAAGTCAGCTAAATAAGTGTCGGGCTTAGTTTGAGTCAAGTCAACATCTGTTCCGGCAACGTGGCAAGTAACTACTCGTTTCTGAGTAATGGCTACCATGCCACCCTTTTGAAATTCGTCACGCTGAACAACTAGGCCATTAGTCGGAGTAGCAGTTGCATAATCAATGGCTCCAGGGCCGAAGATGAGTGCATAAGTAGTTCCATCAGAAGCAACCGGAATGCTATCATCTTGAACGATGCTCATACCTTGATAAGTGGCAATTGGAGTAGCTGCTCCAGCAGGTTGCAGATATTCAATCAATTGTTGTTCGCGCATTTCTGAATAGGCTGCTGAGTTAACAACTAATGTCGATAAGGTGTTATCCATTACATCACCCATGCGGGCAAGTGCCTTAACAAAGTCCGCAGCAGATAATTCCTTCTCAGAACCAACACCGTAAGACTTTGCAGTTGCAATATCTGTGTTATTGAAAGTTGCTTTAACAGTATCCAGCAAAAGCTTTGTATCTTGGCGAGTCCACCAGTTACCAAAACGATTGGCAATCTGCTGTTGGGTACTTGCACCAGAAATTAAATCTCCCCAGTCAGTATTACCGAATGACTTGAATTGATACATTTTAATGCCGTATTCCATAGCAGAATCAACACCATTAGTTTGAATATCGTTAGTATCATTCCACTCGTCAGCGTCACCGCTTAAATCATTCATTGCAGGGATCTCAACCGTTCGTCCCGGTTGAAGCAATCGGCCACCTAATACTGGGTCATTTTTCAAGACACCAGATTGAACAAAGCGGTTAGTTTGAGTATTTTGACGATAGATCCAGTCCAAAAAAACTTTTGGTTCAATTAAATTACTAAAATTCGTAGGGTTTCCGTTAATTACGGTCATTACCTACACCTCCTATTTAAGTTTGTTGTACAAATCTGGGTTTTGACGATAAAGGTTAGTCTGCTCTTCAAGGCTCATCTGCGCAAAATCTTCGCGTGTCATAGAAGCGTTAAATTGTTGACCGCCATTCTGTGGTGATTGATTACCCGTAACTTTCTTTTCAACAGCTTCCTGAACTGCTTTATTAAACAAGTTTGTAAACTTATCCAAGTTATTATTACGAACATCTTCCTTAACATCACTAATAAACTCGGCAAATTCAGCTGGAATGTGCTTGTCAGTTAGAACAGTTTTAGTTGCATTTAAAGCATCCTTACGGTTCGCTTCATCTAACTTCTCTTGAAGGCGATCTTGCTGCTCCTTCAGAGCTTGTCGTTGCTCTTCTAAATCGGCTTGGGCCTTCTCACTAGCATTCATGCCGGCTCGCTTTTCGCCCTTTTCAAGCCATTCTTGTTCCTTTTGCTTAAGCTTAGTTTCAAAGTCATCTTTGAGATTGCTTTCAACTTCCTTAGCTTTAGCAGCCATCATTTTCCCAATATCATCCTGTGTATAGGTTTTACCAGATGGCTTGGGATCTTTAGGATCTTGAGCAGGATCGTTAGATGTTGGCTTTGGATCAGTTGGTTCAGGGTCATTACTTGGATCAGCAAAGAATTGCAAATTAGTTTTCATTGTCAAAACTCCTTTTTTAAGTCCGTAGACTGAATTGTTTGTAAGTGCAATAACTAGATCGATTATTCTTTAACGCCTGCAATCGAGAAAAAGGCAAATCAAAGAACTAGTTTTTAAGTTTCATGTTATTCAAATACTCTATCAAGTTCACCAGACAGCAGATTTCCATCTTCATCACAGGCTACCAGCTGGCAACGACAATTTGGATGAGTATCCGCGACTGGAATCGGTGCTTGTCCATAGGCAAATGTTTGTCTATCAAGTGGTTCACAAATATCACAAACACGGCCATCTTCCTCGGTTAGCCACATCACATACTGAACATTCTGTTCATCATACGCTCTGTTCTTACCACTGTTGCTATTGCGTATAGCTTCATTAGTTGTTAACGTATGAATTCTGGACAGCATCTGATTCATTGGCGTTGCTAAATTGTCATCAATTCGATCACCGCTTTGAGGAATACTGCGGGTCATTTTATTGATGTCTGATTTCTGCATGCCGCGACTCAAGCCTTTATTCAGGGTTTCTTTCATTCGTGTCGTCATGACGTCGCCATGCACCCAAATTCGTTGAGAATAATCAGCTTGGTTGGCTACTTTAGCCGGAACCGTTGTTAACTTATTAGGGCTAGAGTCCTCATATCCATCGATATACTGCTGTTTGAGTTCATTAACTGCAAATGATTCACTTTTTGCTGTAGCAATGCTCATACCGGCACCAATCATTGCACCCAACATATCACGCCGAGAAATAGATGCTTGGGCAAAGATTGCTTGCAAGCGTTTAGACAATTTATCACTAGGACTAGCGTTAGCTAGCATTTCATCAATTGCTTGGTAAAAGCTCTGAATATCCCAGGAATTAACCTGTTGAGACACTTGATTAAGAGTTAAACCATTATCATCGGCATATTCGTTATAAAACTCTTGGAGATGATTACCAATGATACTTAAGGCCTGCTGATAAAAACCGTCAATCGTCTGATTGTTGCGGTTGTCCCGTTGAATCAGTTTGTTGATCTTCTTGCGCTCCTGCTTGATCGTTGTCATCATCATCACCCGATCCGTTGTTCATCTTAGCTTGTGCATTGGCAATCAGTGTAGCGGTCCGATCATCCTGTTGAGATCCTTCATCGTCAGATCGCTCTTCTTCCTGACTAGCAGGAATCCCAGTAATTGGTTCAGCTAATTCACGTAATGTTTGTGCAGAGAACTTGCCGGTTTGATTCAGACCTTGAATTAATGTCATGGTTTCCTGGTTGTTTTTAGGCAGGTTTGGCGTAAACGTAATGGTTACATTATCAGCTGGATTAACGTCATTCGTCACTTTGATACCTGTGCTCGAAACATAATTCCAATAAATTGCCAATAGTCGCAGCCGTCTTCTCAATCCCCGCTGATAAAGCGTTTCTGACATTGCCATTTCCTGATCAGACCCCCACAGTTTATAAGCCATAGCAACACCAGAGGCGTTGGCTGCAAAGTTCTGATCTGTTGTATCTGGTGTGTTAGTGTCTTTATGAATATCAGATAGCAACTGCTGAATGTATATCTGCCACTCACTAGCATTCAATGACTTGGTTAAATAGGCCGCTGAAGTATTGCTGATAGTTGGCGAACCATTAGGATTATCATGCACGTATGGCTTTAGATAAAGCACATTGGCCTTGGTATCAAGGACTTTCTGAACCATGACTGGCGCGTTAGGCTTGCCGTTTGTCGTTGACTGGTTTGTATAGCCGCCACTCACGTTATCGAGATATACTGGCTGGCCTTTGGGATCTAGCATTTGCTCAGTCTTACCAGACTGATTAGAAACTTTCCCATTAATCATCAACATCGCGTTGCTAAAATCTGCTTGTGAGTTAGCCATTTCAGATAGAGCTTGGTCATAAGCATCAATTTCATCTAGTTTAGTTTCCCATGCGCCAACCCGTTCCTCATTCAATAGATATTCAGTTAACGGTACTTGTTGGAAATAGTGTTCCTCGTCACTAGTTAATGTCCAATCAGAATCAGGATTGGCACCAGCAGTAAAGTGATAGATTTGGTTGTCAGTGTATACCTCAATTTGATAATACGTTTCATCAGCAACGTTCACGGCATAATAACGAACAGCAAAAAGTTCTACAGGTTCTACGTCGGTAGACCAGACTACGAACGCACTGTTGGGGTCGATGGCCGTAATCTTAGGCTGCTTAGTTCCCTGAGGTACATACAGTAATTCATAAGCTCGTCCAACATTTGCTAGATTTTTCCCCATAACCTTTTCATGATATGGTTCATCATTGGTCTGATTAAAATCATTTACAGCCTGAATAACATTTTCGCCAGTGTCATTTTCATCATCTTTATTTTGATAACCAAAAGTCAGCGGCGTTCCAAACTCATAACCAACTTGAATATTGGTAATGTATCGTGCTAAAGCGCTTGATATCCGATTGTCAGCCCGATTAGAACGCTTATTAGACAGCCAGTAATGAATATTATTATCGGCTAAGTAATAACGTTCCAGCTCCAAGATTCGGGGCAGTTGATTATTAAAATGATCGCTGACGTACCATTGAACTAATTCTTGAAATTTATTTGGATCATCTTTAATTGGTTGCCATGAGGATGCTGGAATGTTGTATGACTGATTGGTTTGAAATGCATATCGATTACCATAACGTCGACCATTTAATAGATTAATAGAGTTTGGCTGTGGATTGATTGAGCGATAATGTGCTGATAAATCATTTGTTTCCGCCACTGTCATTTACCTTACTTTCATCATTTTTGTGTAATTCACAATATTTATGAGCAAATTTAACGGCCAACAACTTTTTGGAGTCATTGACCGATTTGTCTTTTTCATTAATATTGTCATTCACTAATTTTGCTAAACTTTCAAATATCATTTTGACATCCAGCCCAATTGGTACCGAATAGGTGATACCTCGGTCTTCAAATTCAAGCGGTTTACCATTAAGCATCGGCTCAAACACATTCATATCAAGCGGTGCTGTGTCCTTGGTAGTTGCTTGCTTTTTCCATTCTTCCATTGTCATTAGCTTTGACATTTTCATCACTCCTAAAACAAATCATCGGGATAATCGATCAATCCTTTGTCAGCGAGCAGTTGATCTTGCTGATCATAATTATCATGTGGCTGACTATATTCGTGATTCCATTGACGTGTTGCAACCGCGTAACGAATCGCATCCATCACGTGGTCATGTTCTTTGACTGGTTCACCCGTTTTGTCATTCCAGACGTACTGATAAACCTCATCTAAGAACTGCTGTATGCCTTCTTGAACAGCCATAAACTTATGCTGCTTAATAAGCCCTGCAACTTGTTCAATGCCCTTTAAAACGGATTTATACGCATACTGAGCGTTGATGCTATTTTCCTTGAACTTGTCAATATGTTCAACTCTGGCCGTGTCACAATAAAATGGAATATTGTAGCCATAATCTTGTTGAACCTGTTTGGCAATCTTGACCCAGTGCATAATCTGCTCCAAATGCCCAGTATGCTCTTCAACTAAGTAAGTATTGCCATCATTATCATCAGCCAATACAACAATTGACGTATCGTGCTCATAGCCCCAATCGACGCCACAATAGTAAGTTAACTGTTGATCAGCAGTTCGTTTGTCAAACTCGGCGCGAGTAATTAGATTCTTTGATTTGTCAAAGTCTTGATAAACTAGTCCTTCACCAGCAACCCATAATCCGAGTATCTTACGATCATAGAACATACCAGATGGAGTTGTTGATTTCTGACCAGCCACATATTCTGGATCTAATACGGTGTTATCGTCCATTGTAAAGTGATTGCTGATGATTTCGCTAGAATGCTTAGGATTATCTATATAATCCGTTTTGAGCCAATGTGTGGGCACATCCGGGTTAGTATCACAAACAACTCGTGCACCTGGTGTAGAGCATCGTGAACGGATCTCTTCAAATACTTCTTTATTGGCAAGTGAGGCTTCATTAATGTAGGCTCCAAACGAAGTCATTCCACGAATTGCTCCTAACCCAGATATAGATCCTGTAAACGTCTGAACTATTTTAACTGCCGGCAAACCAGGGAATTTAATCTTGAACGAATTGTGTTTATCGAATTTAAAGGTCAATCCAAATGTATTAGCAATTTCATTCAAGATGTTATTGGCAATTGATTTGCTTGAAACTCCGGCGAGAATGTACATTGGATATTTAACTTTCTTAGATCGTGCAATTTCAGCAGCATGTTTAACTTCATATAGAAAAACAAAATTATCAACAAATGTTTTACCAGCCCGAACGGCACCGTAATTAATCATCAATTTCCAATGACGATTATTCAGTTCTTGGTTTAAAACTTGCTGTTGTTTTCTAGTGAATAGATTATCAATCGTCATTTTGATCATCCTTCGGAACGTTCTTAGCAAGCTTGCTCATCATATCAGTTAATGCATCCATTTGATCATCTTTATTGTCCTGCATATCAGCTAGTTTAGCTTCGGCCATTGCAGCATCGGCGTTAGCTTTACGCTGCTGTGCATCCTCTAAGGTTGATACAGTCATCGAACGATCAAGAATATCTTTAGCGGCGTTAAACCTTACCATTTCAGACTTGGCGTTTAGTAGCTTGCGCATCGTGACAATGGCTTCTGGTGTCAGATCAATCAACATGTAATGGTTATATTCTTGCTGGGCTTTGCGGAATTGTTCATGAGTTTTCCAATTGTAAAATGTCGAACTGGCTACTTGGAGATCAGCAATGATTTTCTCTTGTGTGAGATTTCCCGGAAACATTAGCATGATCGCTTTGCGTTGCTTTAATGGCAATTCATAAAAAGTTGCCAAATCTCTAATTTTCTCCTTAGCCATTACATACCACCACACCTCCATTTAGTTATTCTATGTATTAAAAAGCACCGCAATTAAGCGATGCCAATTTTTACATATTGTGTTCTTCCCATAACTGTTTCAGTCGTGAAATTGCTTCGTCCCAATCTAAAGTATCGTTATTCATTTTCAACCCGGCTTTCCATTCCATGTATCAAATTGCTTACTGCTCCCAAAATGCTAAGCCCATTGACAGCCGGTTCGCCATCGTCCCAGGAAACACCGTAGTTAGCAACCGGCTCACCATCTTCAACTGTCAAGTAAACGTAAGCAATTCCCTTAAGATTATGCTTGATTCGATCCTCATTAATTGTTGAGATACAATCATCAACTGTCGTGTGCCGACCTTTTTGCTGATGCTTTTGATTGAGTGTGGTGATTTTTTCTTTTGCCATGTTGAGATTTCTCCTTTTTGTGCAAATTAAAAGCGCCCTCTTTGCGAAGACGCTTATTTAAATCCTTATCAAGCTATGTGCAGCCTCCTAATAAAGCAATTCGCCATCATCAAAAGATTTTTCAACCGCTTTGGCCAATTTATCAGTTAAATCTTTTTCGTGGTTTTGAAACATCTTAGTATCACCATCAACCGTCAATGCAATACACGGAACAAATTGATTTTCTGGATGAGCTTGCTCATATTTATTCATCCGCTTGACCCATTCTTTTGCTTGATCCTGAGCCAACTTCTTACGACCTCGCCTGTTAAGATATTTAGGATCAATTTGCTTTAATAATTCTTTTTGTTTCATGACGCTGTCTCCTTCGCTTATCATTCAAATAATGCTGTTTCTCGCGTTTGTTGTGCTGGTTAAAGTATTTGTTCAGCTCACCATCACACTTAGCTTCTGTGGGCGATTCATAGCCAAATTTGGTGTGTATCATTCTCATGGTTCCCACCTCAACTGTAAGTAATATAAAATTATTAAGAGTGCCAGCATGATTGCGAATACAACAAAATCTTCTCTTTTCATGCTGCACCTTCTTTCCAAAATAAAACGCCCAGATTTTCCACATCTGGACGATACTCGCTGTGTTAATCAAACGAAACGTTAAAAATGCGAGCAAAAGTTGTCGGTGAGGGTTACACTCACCATCGTGCATTGGCGGCAACCGACTAACTGGAGCTTATCAAGTCGATTTAATCTAAAGGATAATTTAGGGGGTAATTACATAACGTACAGTAGTTTAACAATCACATATTTTCAGGAGAAAAAACAATACCCCAGTTAGTCATATAATCGCCAGTGGGAATCGAACCCACTTACGTCCAACAGCGATCTTTAATTTTTTCTACGATACCAATATAACCCCTGAAATTGCATTAATCCTGCGGTGTTTCTGCGGTAAAACTGCGGTAAAACTGCGGTAAAACTGCGATTTTTATTTCGAATTAATAAAAACGTGAAGGTCTTCGAGCAAATAAGCATCTGCAAATTCTAAGAAGGCACGATTTTTGTAAAAATAATATCTGTTCTCGTGATAATGTAGCTGTTTCATTATTTGCCAATCAAGTGGCTTCTCACGTGTAAAATACAATTTGCTAATAATAATTTTAGAAACATTAGAACAATTCTCTATGGCCTCAATAGTCCGCTTTAAAACTTCTTGAGCGTATAGATGCTTATAAATAGTCTCTTCAGCGCTATTCCCTACATGGTTCGCTTTGGGCATGTCAGAAATTGTCGGTGATTTAATGTCCGTAATGCTTTGATGCGCATACCGCTCCATTTTAGGAATTGTGTGATTAAAAAAATGCTTAACCCGGTCAACCGTTTCTTTTTTATTTACTTCTGGAAATAATTCAATCATGTCAGTCTTACCCATAACGCAACTCCTTTATTGTCACCTTAGTTGATGTTATACTGAAATTGCCTATTAATTAGCATCACCTTGGCTCCCGGAAACGGGAGCTTTTTTATTTTTCCTCCAAATTCTGAAACGTTCATTTAGATATCTCTCTTTTTAAAAAGCATCAAGTAAACAATTAAGCAATTTCATGTCATCGCTCATTTGTTTGCCTCCAATTTTCCTCCAATAAGTCCTTATCTTCGTGAACATTCCCAACAATTTCAATGATATTAGCATCTTTACGGCAAGCACAATCCAGCCATTCTGGTGAACTATAGGACTTATCGCTCTCTTGTACCGCAAATCCAGCTCCGCGATACATAACTAATCCTACCCAATCATGCTTTCTATAAATGTTTGAATGCCAAGCTAGAATATCCCCCTCGTAAACATCTTTGCCATTCTTATCTTTTAAACCGGTAAATTGCTCAACAATGTAAGCGTCCGGATTCATTTCAGCAAAGCTCAAAATGCTACTTGCACGTCTATGAAGCATCTCTTGCATTGGCTCCTTGCTGCCGAACGGCATATACCACGCTCTAAATTTAATTTCTCTGCTCATTACTGTCACTCTCCTTTCATAAATACAAGCCATCTAGTCTTACTTCTCTTATCTCCAAATAAAGGAGCTTGACCAAAACATTCCAAAACTTGGTTCATAGGTATTTGACAAGTATTCCATTTAAAAATTAACGTTCCATGTGGTTTGAGAACTCGCATACATTCAGAGAATCCTTTGGCTAAATCAGTCTGCCAAGTATCCTGATCTAGCTTGCCGTACTTTTTGACCAACCAGGATGTTTTGCCAGCGTGAATTAAATGTGGCGGATCCCATACAATCATGTAGAAACTATTATCAGAAAATGGCATCTCCGTAAAATCAGCTATCACATCAGGATTAACGTCGACGATGTGTCCTGTGGGTAGTTTCTCATAATGCTGTCGATTATCCATGAAAGTGACGTTCTGATTGGCTTTATCAAACCAGAACATTCGGCTTCCACAAGCTGCATCTAAAATGTATTTCATTTTTAATACTCCTCAAATATGCCGTTCTTAGCGTCGTACTCGGCGATTACCACCGGTATCTGATACTTAGCCATGAACATCTTCATACGCAAGACAGACGCTCTGGTTAACGTTGCACGACCGCCTTTCACATCCACCACGCTGACCAAATTACCGTGTTCGTATATGCTGAAATCTGGCGTATAGGTGCAACCACGGACATGCTTCCTAGGATTTTGTAAATCGAAACTTGGTAAGGTCTCAAACTTCTCATGGATTTTAAAATCCAATTTCAAGTTCTTCAAGTGCAGGTAGTACGCACCCTCGGCCTTGCTATCAAATTGGTGACCATCAATACTCATTTTGTGGGCGTTGAACTTATTGCCCTTTCTTGGCAATTTAATTGCCGACTTAGGTGGATCTTGGACACCTGTGGGATAGTTTGTCATTTAAATCATTCCTTCATCAATTTCGTCCATCCGTTTCCGTGTCATGATATGCAGCGCAATCAGGTCATCTTCTGACAACTTAATTGGTCGTATATGATATTTCTCGATGAAGCTCTTAGCACCCATCTGGTGGCGCTCCATGTGATGCTCTCGGCAGAGGCACTCAAAGTACAACTTGCGATGATCCACTAGCTTGCGACTACCTCTGCCTACCGGCGTGAAGTGATCGATGTCGCTATGCAGCTTGCCACAAATCACACACTGCCGATGACGTAAGCACTGGACAGCTTTCGGGTAAGTATTAGGAATGGCATCCCATGTCTTCGTTTTGAACGGAATCCCATTCTCAAAACAGAAGTCGAGTATAAAGGTCAGGAACTTATTTGCTTGATCCATACTGCAATCACTCATTGAGAAGCTCTCTGCACCCGTTTTGGCGTAGTAGAAGTATTTCATCCACTGTTCCATGTCCCGAATATCATAGCCGGTGTACATCGCCATATCCCGCAACATCGCAAATATTTTCTTCCGTTGTTCAGGTGAGATGTGCCGGCCATCATCGATATCAATCTGGATAGTTGGCTGCTTGTTATCGGCAAACTTTCGTAATCGGTGCATATTCAATTTGTCGTCAAGTTTGATGGTTAATTCATCGCCCTTGATACCTTTGAGTTTGCCAAACATCTAATCACCTCGTCACTAACATTTTTGTGAATCACGACAGTATCAACTTTCTGACGTTTTACTGATTTTTCGGGTAAACTCACGCAACAAATATTTTGTAACCGTTTATTTCGTTTTTGCCTTTTGAAAGAATCTCGTTAAGAAAGCTTGGATTTTTGCCTAGAAAAATACTTGCCTTTGCTTCACTGTAAAAGTACAAGCATTCTTTACTTTCAAGATTGCATAAAACAATTTCAGAATTTGCTTGATTCAAATTATGAAGATAGGCATGCTTCATATTTTCAGCATAAGAACACCATTCAAGATTTGATTGTTTATTATTTAATGGATTCCCGTCAATATGATTGATGCAGGGCTTATGCCGAGGATTCGGAATAAATGCCGATGCAACCAAACGAGAAACCAGCTTAGTTTTATGCGATCCGTTTTTCCAAAGTTCTACTCTGGCATCTTTGCGTGTAGACCCTTTTCGTATTTCATGCTTAAACTTCAGCCTTCGACGTTTCCAAACTCGGATCTGAAAGGTCCCATCTGCTAGCTTACGGTAAGTCGTTTTCCCTTTACATGTCCAAATTGTTCCATCTGAACCAGCTTCATAGATACCTTCGTAATCAGGAATTGGTTTATAAGATGTCATTCTTTCATCTCCAATCAGAACGGTAACGAATCATCACTGATATCAATCGGATCACCTGAATTAGCAAACGGGTCGTTGCTTCGTTGGCTTGATTGATTGTTTGCCCGCTGTTGCTTTGGCCGTTGTGGTAAATCAAAGTCATTCACATTCAACTCCACTGCGAATTGCGGTTCACCCTGCTGGTTCGTCCACTGGTTAACTGACCATTGACCAGAAACCGCCACGTTGTCACCTTTGTGAAAATACTTCATGATCGTATCAGCACGCTTGCCAAAGACTGAGCACCGCACCCAATCAACGCCATAATCGCCATTACGATCCGGCCGGTTCTGTCTCACTGCCACCGTGAAGTCAGCGACTTGACTACTACCAACCTGCCTCGTGGTTGGATCCTTACCGATGTTGCCTGAAATTGTCATTGTTCGCATTTCAATTACCCCTTTACTCGACTAATTCGAGCGCCTCATTTTTCTGCTGATTGACAGCCATGTCTCCTAATCGATAAATTAACAGTAACTTTTTCAAATCCTCTAAATCATTGACGAAATCCACATCGCCATATTTGTCATTCAATTCGTGGAGATAATGCGTCTTGTCTTCAAGCAATCGCCAATGCTGTTTTTTCTCCATGTCAGCAACTTCAATGGCCTCACAAATGTATTTTGCCCGGCTGTTCTCGCAAGCCTCTAACTGGCTCTTATCCTGCAAATTCTTTACTCGGGTTGTGTACCGGACAGCCTGCTTTAGGAGAATGGCGACCGCTTTGGTGACGTGTAAATCCTCTTTCTCAAACAATTCTTTTAATTCGTCTTTACTCATGTATTGGTTCGACATCATGACTCACCTCAACAATTTTTTGAATATTCTTTTGGAAGTAGAATTCCAGCTTACCTAATTCACCATCACGGTTTTTCTTGATGGATAAATTAAGATTTTTGTCAGTTGGATCCTCACTTGGTCGCCATAAGAAACCAACGATGTTGGCGTCCTGTTCAATGGCACCGGTTTCCCGCAAGTCACGGAGCTGTGGTTCATTACTCTCACGAGATTCAACGCCCCGGTTCAATTGGCTTAAAGCGATGATGGAAATCTTTAAATTCTGTGTCAGCAATTTCAACCGCCGTGACACTTCTTCAAGCGATTGACGGGCATCTTGCTTTGAGTTGCCGGTCTCCACCAACCCAATGTGGTCAACAATTGCCAAATAATGACCGGATCCAAACCGTTGGGCGTGTTGTTTGATTACTGAGCTTATTTCATCAATTGATACAAGCCGATCGTTTGACCAGAACCGAATATCACCAATTTGCTTGATTGTTTCGGCGGCGGCTTGCTTTTGTGAAGCTGACATTCTAACGGCTGGGTTTTTCCAGTAATTTAGGGCAATACCCGAATTGGCAGCATAGATCCGGTGCATGTTTTGCTTGGAACTCATTTCGAGTGAAAATAATTCCACTGTCAAATTAGAGTCGTACATAATCGCATTCATGCCGATGTTTAACGCAAAGGCCGTTTTTCCAACTGATGGTCGGGCACCGATGACCATCAACTGGTTAGGTGCCAACCCACCGCCAAGCAACTTGTCCAGACCCGCATAGGTTTTGATAAAGCCAGTCGTTGGTGTATTAAGTTCTTCAAGAGCATCATTGACCAGCTCGCTGTTATCATGATCGGTTTGGGTATCCGTCCGCATCGCTTCATCCCGCAACATATCCAAATGGTCAAGGTTAAAATCACTTGGATCTTTGGAGGCATTCAAGGCCGCCTCTTTAATCATGCGTGTGTAATAATAACTGCGAAGCTCTTTAAAAGTTGCCTTTGGATCCAATGGCCGGTCAACTCCCTGAATTGAATTGATAATCTTTTGAACATCCAGCCGTTTGCCAAACGGTGTGTCGCTAAAAGCCGCAGCAATTTGTTCGGCATTTTTATAGCGGGTCCCCCAAAGGTTGATAAAGCTGGCTAGAATCCGATAAGAATTATTGGTAAACCAATTCTCATCAACGGTATTGGATTCCAGAACTTGGGGTTGGTTGATTAGAAACCACATTGCTTTTCGTTCGATTTGTGGAAAATTCGTGTTAGTTGGCATTTTCAACACCTCGTTTCGATAAATATTTTTCTGGATGGAATATCCGATCGGCTTTTTCCCAGGTAATATCCGGATACGTTTCTTGAATCACTGGTAACGCCTTTTCGATGCTGCCAAATTCGGAACATTTGTTATAAATCAAGTCTTCCCGTTTCTGAATGGCAATGACTCTGTCCAATTCAGACTGTTTGGAGGACTGAGGTTTAGGGGTCTGGTAATCATCATCCCAGGCTTGATTATTAAACCAAGTTGATCCGTATTTGATGTATTGTTCATCCGTTTTGAGATGTTTAATCTCACTCAGATATTTCACGATGCCATCTTGAATTTCCTTGTTAGTAACTCCATTTTTCAAAGCTCGCTTATAAGCTAAAAATGCTTTTGCTTTGCCCTTTTTCTTTGGATAAAGTTTCCAAAGTTTATCAAAATTATCTTTGACCTCTGAACCACTTGGCTTTGGCAAAAGTGCATTATCTTTTGTATTACTATAACTTGTATTACTACCTTCACAATTTTCTAAATACCCCTGTTTAATAAATTTACTAGGGGTGGTTAATTTATTAACTACCCACAAATGGCGTTTAGTTATTTGTTTTGTTTCTGCACGATCATAAGTTGCAGTTACAAAACCTTTTTTGATTAATCCAGTAATAATCTGTGAGCTCCGACTTCTACTTACACCAAAGAACTCTGCAAAGTGGTTGTTGCTGGCAAAGCATCCCTGCTCGTCTTGTTCTAAACTGTCTATCTCGGCTAGAAACAACATTTCCATGACTGATAATTTAGGATTAAGCCATAAGTCCCTCGGAATCCAGATTCCTTTAAAGCCTCGATTTTCGCTTTTGATAATGCGCTCACCCATGGTTTACACTTCCTAAACTTTCAGACTGTCCCACAGTTCATCGGTTGACTCATCAGTAGACTTGTTGGAGTCCTTTTTCTCATTCTTTTGTCGAAATTCCATCAGCTCGGTGGTCAACTCATGATCCATGGCATTCAAATCATCTTTAGTCATTTCTTTCCAGCTGGTAACTTTGGCATTTTTCATCGAAGCCACCGTTAATGGTTTAGGTTCCATTGCCATCTCTTTGCTGAGGGCGGCTATCTTGTCCTTTAACGTGTCTTTGTCTTCTTGGGAGGCCATTGGCTTACTAGACTTCTTTGGAGCGTCACGGCGCTTATGTGGCGCTTCTTTGGGTGCTGATTTGGTGGCTGAATTGCCATCATCATCAACATCACTGGTAACCCCAAACACAGCCGACAAAGTATAACGGCGAGCATAGGTTTCAGCCGAGCCAAACGCCTGCGCATCATTCTTGGTGACTGGGACATTCAGTGGATCAAACTGAATATATTGACCGGACTCGTGGAGCAAGATGGTCGACACCGAGATTTGATTGCCATCACTGGTAACTTCTTGCGTGTAGGTGAACCCTTTCGGCAAGGCCTTGTCAATGGCATCAACGACGCCTTCCAGCATTACATACTTGGATTTAAAAAATGGGTTGTTGGCACTCTTCTCGGGTTGTTTGATGTTCTTACGAACTTCGTTTAATCCTTTTGCAATTTCTGAAATACTTTCACTGGTTTTCATTTGATAACCGCCTTTCTGTTGGGTGCCAACATGGCTCCAGGGACTTCCTCGCCATTCTTCAACTTTTCGTAAATAGCTTTCTTATCAATCTTTTGTGTTTCGACAATTTCAACAAAATCTACTGGAATTTTGAGCTCGTCTTCAATCACCGTCGAAGCCCGATAATTCCGGGTGGTAACAATGTGATTGTCAGTCTTAATTTTTTTCATGTTGGCTTGATCTAATGAATCAACAATGTACTGGTTGAGTGATTTGTTTTTGCTCTCCAATGATTTCTTGGCCTGCTGAAGCAACTTAATCTTCTTGGTGTAGAAGTCGATGTCAGCGTCGTTGGAATCCATCCAGCTGGCGATGTTGTCAATCTTATCGGCCATCGAGTCGTTAATGGCATCCAAAGTATCTTTGATGGCCGCTGGATCCAAGTCATCCCTGCTCTGTAACTCTCTAAATGTATCAGCCAGGCTGTATAAGCTATTTAGATTTTGCATGATTTTTTGCCTCCAAAATTTCATTTTCCCGATTTAACAATTTTTTAACTGATTTGAAGTCTTGATGTTTAATTGCGATTCGCTTAACTCGGTTCACAGCTTGAATTTGAGTACTGTCATAGTCTTCAGTCATTAAAACCATCTCCTAAGTCCATCTCATCTTCATATTGGTCTTCGTAAGCGGCATAGTTGGCTTCATCCAATTCTTCTTGGGTCGGTTTCGGATCTTCGTATTCATCAGCCATATTTTCGTAATACTCATCCTCATTCATGGTTAATTGCCTCCTTCACACGTTGCCATATTCCCTTGCGGGGGTTAGAATAGACGTATAAATGAATTTGATTTGCACCTAATCGTGTATTTGAAGCGTTTTGCAATGTCCGTTGCGGAGCGCTTTTTTTGTTGCCTGAATTTTCCATTTCAATCATCCTTTCCTTATTTCGTTGATATCTGCTTTGACATGTTTAAAATACTTTTTAATGCCATTTTTGATATCTTCTTTTGAGATACCACCGTCAAAATACTTCTTGGGATTGCTGAACAAAATCGTCGCAATCACTAAGAAAATTGAATAGAAAGCAATGCCACTCAATGTAAAAGTAATCACCATACATAACCTCCTCTTAGAATCCGTAGACCGTGTGATTATGGATCCATTTCTCAACTTCTGGTGCTGGATACAATGGCCGTTTCTTACCAGGAATAATCAACTTTGGAAAGTCATTCTCGTAGAAAACTGGATTAACGGTGTTATATCCACATCCCGGAAAATATCGCTTGATGACTTGCATCTTGGTAAGCAACTCAATGGCGGTACTGGTTTCATTCATATTTCACACCTCCAAACTCTTGATTAAATTGCTTGCCCCAATCGACCATGTCGTAGTCAGCAACTTCACTGAATTGCTTCGCCATCAACGTGGATAAGCTGATCGTCTTGAGTAAGTCGATCATCCAGTCATGAGCTAAATGTTTCTGTTTCGCCGTCCATTTGTGATGGTCATTAACGGCAAATGCAAAGACATCTTCACCCATTGCAATCCGCTTTTTCTCAATTTCGCGCAACTGGAACCAAGTGGCATACGGTGCATTCTGAAATTGTTTCGCCCATTTACTTGGATCGAACATTGAAATGGCTTCAAAGTAGATGGCCGCCATCTGCTGGTTGAACTTTGGATCATGCAGATACGTGGCATACTCAACGGCTTTGGCTGGCGTGGTATCAATGCCGTGCGAATGATTTGAAATATTTTGCTTGGACGTTTTCAAATCCTCTGCCATCTCATTGACGCCAACTTGGTTGTCCTTAATTGCCTGCCACAAGGGTTTGCTGATATTTCTTGTTGTCTTAATCTGATACGTCTTCGTCAACATGTAATCGCCTCTTTTACAAAACTGAAAATGTACAACCACGATTGATGTACCTTGAACTTAGAGGTTATTAACTACTCGCTTCTTTATCTTTCTCTTGGATGTGTAATTCGTTGTTTACATTTTGGACAGGAAAAAGATATTCACTAGTGGTATTTAACGCTTCCGCTAATCTGTTACTAAGATAGGCAGACGGGACTTGCTTACCACGCTCCAAATTGCTGATATATGGGCGGGTTAAGCCAATCCGTTTAGCAAGTTCTTCTTGCGATATATCAACAGCTAAGCGTGCTTTTCGGATGTTGTTGTTAGCTTCTTTGATCTTCAATGTTTTCATCTCCTTCTCATCTACAAATACATTGTACAACATGAATTACTTGATGTAAACATTAAAATACACTTTTTTTATATATTTTTTGTATACAATGAATTACAATAATTTTGGAGGTGCTTCAATGGATAAAAATAAGAATCAATTGGGGAACTATCTTAAAAGTTTGCGTGGAAACTTATCCTATCGAGAGGTTGCCAAACGTACTGGAGATCGGATTAGCCACAGTGCAGTCGCACAAGCAGAAAAAGGAATTAACACACGTGGGAAGCCTTACGTTCCGTCACCAGAAACTCTTAAAGAATTAGCTGGCGTCTATCATGTCAGCTTTGACGATTTAATGATGCGAGCAGGCTATCTAATTAATCCTACAAACGTTAGGACTCATCCAACATCGGATGGCGCCAAGGTTACAGCAGACGTTGGGTTTGAATTAGCCAAGCAAAGCATCCCTGTTTACGGCACGATTCACGCTGGCGAGCCAACATTTGCCGATCAATATATCATTGGAGAAACGCCAATTACTGATAAGATCATTGATGACTATGGCAAGGACAATTTGTTTGCACTTCAGGTTAAAGGCGACAGTATGAGTCGAGCTGTCCTGCCAGGCTATGTTGCCGTGTTTTCAAAAGACGCTAACATTGAGAATGGTGATATTGTTGCCGTGTTAATTGATGGTGATGAGGCAGCCATTAAGCGTTTCAGGAAAACATCACGTGCGGTCATGTTTGAACCGGATTCTTTTAACCCGATTTATCAACCAATTATTTTTGCCAGAGATCAGGATCAAGATTACAGGATTTTGGGAAAATTCATTTATGCAACATCAATGCCAATTTAGGAAGTAATTATTATGAACAAGATTCTGAATCATCTAATCAAAGCTATCGCTGATTTTATAAGGTTTACTGTTTCAATTTTGCTACTCATCTTTTTTGAAATAAGTATTGGAGCGCTATTTAATACTGACGGTGAAATTGGAACATTTATCGGTATATTAATCATTTCTGTAGGATCTATTGTGGCTGCATACTATGTATTGCCACCCAAGGCGCGCTTTCTAAAACGACTGATTCCGCATGTTTTAAAGCCAACCAAATTTAAATATGGTAAAGATGTCTTGTATAGCTTTCCTTCAAATAAGGGTAATTTACCTCAGCTCAAGCTAATCAATCTGAACTCACAAATTTCTGAAGCTCAAAATGATTTGCGGAGCCTGAACTTTCAAGAAGAAAATTTAGAACAACAAATTGATTTTGATAAACAAGATCATTTGACTTGGACTAATAAAGTTAAGAATTTGCAGTCCGAATATAACGTTTTGCAGTCAAAATATGATGATATAAAAGCCACTCTTTCGAATAACAAACAGGAAGTCAAATTTGGTGGCAAACTAATGACTGTTCAGGAAGCAATGAAACAACGGGATCAAATAATTCGGGACTTTGACGACATTAAATCCAGAAAACAGCAAATTGAATCTTTTTATTCAGGAAAAACATTTCAGGGCTATCTGAAATATCGTGTAACTTTAGAGCTGAATAAAATTGACGATCTAACTGGATTAGAATTTGAAAGCTATATTACCAATTTGTTGAAAAAACTTGGATTTAAAGATGCAAAGTCCACTGTTGCTACAGGTGATAATGGAATTGATGTCTTAGCTCATAATGGTGACACCTATTATGGAATTCAGTGTAAATTGTATTCTAATCCAGTGGGTAATCAGGCGGTACAACAGGCTTATGCCGGTGGATCATATTACAAAACTGACAAGAATATAGTTGTTTCTAATAATTATTTCACTCCCAGTGCATTGCAAGCTGCAGACACTATGGATGTTGACCTATGGGATAGAGATAAATTAGCTGAACTTATCCTTGATACATTCAAGGCGTTTCAAGAAATTCCCGTTTCTAGTCAACCACAACATATTGAATCAAAAGAGATGGTTTAAATGGCAATTGTCTTGTTATTAATTTTGGGAATAGCATGTATTTGGATGTTCTTCACTCGTTGGGTATGGTGGATTTTAGGGATTATGATTTTGATTAACATATTTACTTGGTGGGATAAGTTAATTGACTTTTTGTTTGGTAATCTCGTGACGGGTTTAGGAATTGTGTTCTTTCTCATTCTGGTCATTATCAACGAAATTCCCGCTTGCTTTCATCACCCCACCTACTTGCAAAGATTTAGAGCACGCAATAATTAGGAGGCAGCATTATGGCGCTATTTGAAACTAAGGAACAAAAAGAAGAAAAGCTCCAGCAAAAGGTTGACGCATTTTTAACCGATCATGGACTAAATGATCTTAACCCAGAGGACAATCAATTGGTTAAAAATGCCATGAGTCAAAACGGAGTGATGGATGCGTTAGTTTATGGGTTTGGTGCCAGAATGCACGGCTCGGACGCTGAAAACATGATGATTAATAATCTGCAAACCATTGTGGAGCAAAATTGGCTTTTGATTAAGCAAAACGATACTTTGCAAAAACAAAATGCTGAAATCATCAACAATTTAAAAAATAAATAACCTTGGCCCTTTCGGGGGCTTTTGTTTAACTCACATAACGAACATATGTGCGAAAGGAGATGAGAGTCTATGGCATCCATCTACAAGCTTAATAAGTCATGGGCAGCAAGATTATCCTACCAAGAGAATGGAAAGCGTAAGCGGCTTAATAAAGCAGGATTTTCTACCAAGTCAGCTGCACGTGCATGGGCAACCACTCAGGAAGCGGAGCTACAGAAGCACGGTGGCAATCACCTTTCCAAGCAAAGCATCATAGAATACTATCAAGAATGGTTTGACACTTTCAAAAAACCAAGGGTTGCTTCGGCAACACAACGGCGCTACATGGCAACAAAAGAAGTAATTGTGCGTTATTTTGGTAATCGGTCTTTAGACTCGATTGACTATGCTGATTATCAAGAATTTATCAACAAGCTTGCTAGCAGCCATAAATTAGGCACGGTAAAAAAAGTGCATGGACAAGTTCGGGCAGCTATCCGCAAGGCATTTCAAATGGGCAAAATTTCAGCAGATTTTACCGACGGTGCCGAGATATCCGGAAAACCGGGTAAAAAACCTGAAGACAAATTTCTTGACCTAGATGATATGCAACGACTTCTGGAATACTGTCTTATGAATATCAAATTCATCACTGATGTTGATCGAGCTATGTATATATGTGCCCTTCTTACAGGTATGCGCTATGAAGAGGTTGCTGGACTAACATGGGATTGTGTCAACTTTGAAAAACACACGCTGAAAGTTAATAAAGCGTGGGATCACGTGGAACATAAATTTGGACCAACTAAAAACGAATCATCCATGCGGACAATCAAGATCGACAGCCAGTTAGTGTTGATGCTCAAGGAATGGCGTCAAATTGTTAACGAATACATGAACCGACGGCATAGGTCGAATCCTAATAATTTTGTCTTTCTTGCTCGCAGTCGTGGAGCCGTTAGCCCGGAAACAGTTAACCATTTGCTACGAAAAGTATATCAGCAAGGCATTATCTCTAAACCAATCACATTTCACGGTCTCAGGCACACACACGCAAGCTATCTGATATCAAGTGGTATCTCTACCCATTACATTTCTGAACGCTTAGGACATAAAAATACGATCGTGACAGAAACCACGTATGCACATCTTTTTAAGAAAAAAAGGATTGAGGAAGAAAACCGAGCAATGAAAATGCTCGAAAATTTAGATAAAAGAAAGCAAAAAACATCGTCTGAAATTCATCAAAAATAGCATTTTTTGTCTTCGATGGTCAAAAAATGGTCAATCATGTCTTACAAACGTTGATATATCAGCAAGTTTAAAATCTCTCTTGCGACATAGTGTACCATTTTTAGCAGTTTTACTGCAACGTTGATATGACGCCTCAAATCCTTTTATATGATGGATTTGAGGCGTTTTTATTTTAGCTGAAAGTTGTCGTTATTTTCTCTTGCTTTATCTCTTTTTCAGAAATTGGGTCAAAAAATGGTCAACAAGATTCTAGAAGACAAAACTATCTGCTTTCGTATGTATTATTCGAGATAATGATAATGGATCAAAACGAATTAATTAATAACAAATTGTACTTACGTTATCAAGATGATTCAATCATATAATAGTAGAAAAACCGCTTGAGGTCGAAATGTTAACTGTTTTTCCAAACACTTTGAAAACTAAAAAATCCACCTCGAATTAACAAGATGGGATTAATATCAGTGTTTTCACATTGATGTAAACATAAATACACTATTTATTAAAAAGTGTAAACGCCCACTCAGTTAAATTTAATCTCGGCAAATTACAAGTTTAATCCGAACAAGCCCGGAATCTTTCAATGGCAGTCTGTTGATGATGTATTTTTAATGGTCGTTGATTAATTAGTTCAAGTGCTGCTAGGATCTCATCAGTCGTTACTTGGCTAAAATTGGTCTTTTTCGGGAAGAACCAGCGTAACCGTCTATTAAAATATTCATTGGAACCTCGCTCCCATGGTGAATATGGATGGCAAAAATAAACTTTGATCTGATAATCCTGTTCTAAGGCCTGATAATTGGCAAACTCTTTACCATGATCAACAGTAATGGATTTTACTTGGGGACCGAAGGCCCCCATAAACTTGCCAAAGGCGGTGTTTAGAGCCTTAGCCGTTCTATTAGGGGCTTTGATGGCCCATAGAAGTCGGGTCTTACGTTCTACGAATGTAACCAGACATGATCGTGACTCACTTCGACTAGAAAGCACCGTATCTACTTCCCAATGACCAAAAGCTAACCGTTGATTAACAGTTGTTGGCCGTTGTTCGATGGAAGTCCCACTTGTAAATTTCCCACGATTTTCGCTCACTCGGTGCTGGCGGACATTCCGATTGGGTAGATCAGTCAATTTGAAGGGGAGCCAGCCACGATTAAGCCAATTATAAATTGACGCAGTGCTCAAGTTATAAGCGGCCGCAATGGTTTCTGGTGACCAGGTTAATCGTAAGTGATTGGTAATTAAAGTCGCTAATGCTGCCGTCAGCATCGAACGACGACCGCAATTCCGCCTTTTGCGATCTGCATCTTGCTGAGCTAATTCTGGATCATAAGGTTTAACCCGGTCCAACTCATAGCTAATCGTAGCTTTGGCGACGCCTAAGGCGTCAGCCATTACTTGGTAAGATTTATTCCCCTCATTGACCAGTTGTGCTAGTGCGCCACGTTGAAAACGTGATAAAGTAGATGTACCCAAAGTAATCACTCCCTATATTGGTTGGAATTAGCTACTACCATTGTAAGTGATTGCTTTGGGCTTTTTAATTTCTGTTCGGATTAATTATAGAATTTGCCTCTCCAATATAAAAAAAGCCCACCCTGAACTGGGAGGCTTTCAAATTATGTAAATTCCCTTCTCCAGGGAACCCAACAAGGACGGCGTACTTACAGTACGCTTAATATTTCTATCGCTACCCTGTTGTGGCCAGTACGGTATTAACTCCGCCTGCATGTTTAGTATAAAGGAAGACTATGGCATATTCAAGCATAAATGATTGGGAATTTCTCTTAGATTCTGGTCACCAAAATAATAAGAATTTTCAATTCTGTTGGCTAATATATCGGCGCTTTGAATTAAATAGTTCATGGATGAATCACAATACTGTACCGAGACTATAACTTTCCCCTCCATCACCGGATCGTGGAACGTCCCGTAATCATAGTTTGAAATGCCTTCGGCCAGTTCTTCATAAATAGACTCTTTAAGAGTATAGACACCGTTAGTAGCCGTTGCTTGCTCATCCAAATAGATATGAATTTTCAAATCATCTTTGACATCTATAATATTTTTATTGATATAATTCAAAATTTCGCGTTTAATGATACGTTTTAAAACATAATCCTTATATCGATGGATAGAATTTTTTGATCCTAATATGTGATCATAAACTTTAGAGATATCAACAGCAACAGAAAAGCTTTGTTCATATTTAAATACTTGGAATAACTTATTCTTATACTTCTGCTTTAACTTTGAAGCTTTAATCTCACCGTCAATATGAGTTGCATTTTTAACAATATGTACCATATTACGGTATCTTCGCTTAGCATCTTCCATTTTTATTTTAGACAAGAAAGAATAGCCTGCATAAATAAAATCCTTGCAGGGATCATTTTTGTTTAAAACACCTGAATCATCGACAAAGAAATATATTGACTTTTGGCTTGATCTGTTCAAATTTAAAATCCTCGTTTTTTAAGTTAATCTAAGTATACAAAGCAAACTCTCCTAAATCAATATATTGCTTGCAAGCAAAAAAGGCCCACCCAGAACTTAATCTGAGTGGACCCTTTTGCATACTTTATTTAATTTCTTTGATCAATTCTACATAATCCTTGTTGGCCGTTAAATAGCCAACTTGCGTTTTGAGTGAGTAGATGTCACCGTCTTTAACTGCGACTCCATAAAAACGGCTGCCCTTGGCCAAACGCACATACCGTTTGTTTTTATCGCCTTTTAGCGGGAGCTTATTATAAGCATGAATCAAATCCGTTTTAACTTCATACAGACCCTTAGCGGTGTAATACTCTGGTTTAATCGGGGTGGCTGATTTGCCGTTTGACTTCAATAAATTTTTGAAATCATAGCTGGCATCAAGCGACATTCCTTTAAACCGATCAGTGTATTGCCAGATATCCACATGATTAATTCCTGGTTGTGAAGTGCCGTAAGCCGCTACCCATAACTTAGCATGCTTGGACAACGTTGCTTGATTAATCCGGCCTTCTTTAAACCATGAAGTGGAACCGTAAATCATTAAGTTATGGTAGCCATTGGCATAGAGATATCCTAGGAACTTATTGATGCCGGCAGTACATTTTTGCGGTAAATCTGGGGCTTCCACATCAAGCGCCAGCCAAGTTGTTTTGTCTAACCCCATTTTCTTAACTTTATCGAGGAAATATTGAGCTTCATTAGTGCCATAATGCCAAAAATGATACACACCAACAACACCATAGGCCTTATAAGCATTGGCAATTTGATTGGCAGCCTTGGGTGAAGTATATTTAACACCTTCACTTAGCTTGACCATTGCACCAGAAACATCGTAAGATTTTAATCCGTTAAAAAAAGAAATGGAATCGGGTTGGTATGCGGAAGTGTCAACAACAATTGAATGTGCCATTATTTCTCAACCTCACCTTCAAGTTGCTTAATGTCACTTGCACCGTCACTTTCCACAGTATCGGTGCTATCTGATTTTGAAGCATCTGCTGTGGCATTCGTGTTGTCGGTTGTTGGTTGAGCATCGGATTCAGGCTTATCTTTAACAACGTCAGAACTAGGAGTAGTAATGACAGGGGCAACATTTTTACCTGCACTCTTGTACTCTTGATAAATGCTTTCAATGAATCCTTTAACCAATCCTGATTTAGCCCACGTGTAACCACGATCACTAGCAAAAGTTAATGCTTCGTTAAGCACGGCATCAAAACGGTCTTGCTTACTTAACGCTGCTACCTGGGCATATCGGGCAACCAGTCCTTCAATTGCGGTTAAAAGGGATTTCTCTTGGGCGGTCTTAGCGTGTGCTTGAGCAAGTGGCAAAGCGGCTTTCCAAACGGCTAGAATAAAAGCAATTCCTGCAGCCAAAACGCCAGTTGATTGTAAATAGTTAAAAATCTTAGTTAAAATTGCAATCATTATTTAGCTACCTCCTGACTATCATTTTTTGCAAAACCATTACCAGAATCTGTTGAAGCTGCTGGTAAGGTTGGTTCACTAGATAATTCATCTGTTTTGAGTAATGCTTGAACATCCGCTTTAAATGGTGTCGGAACTTCATCAATCGTCCGGCCACCATCGGCAACATTTGCAGCAAACAAAATTGATACTGTACAATACTTTTTATCTAACATTTTTAAATTCCTCCTAATGAATAAAGTGCATTAATTGTTGTAGAATCAAATAAATTACGGAACTGGACCCGATCGCAATGGTAACCACCTTCCACAAGTTCTGACGATTGATAACTTCCATCTCATTTTTATGATTTTCACTTTTCTCGTCTCCACGGATGACTGCTTCCAAGATACGGTTGTTTTGTTCCCGCAAGTATTTGTTGCTTTCATCGACACTTTTTAGCGTGTCGGTCATTTTATTGTTAAGATCAGTAATCCGACGTTCGTGATCCGATAGTTCTTTGCCATGTTTCAATAACATTTGATGATCCTGATCGCTTAGTGGCAACGGCCTCACTTCCCTTCTATTTTTGGGTAAAATAAAAGCACCTATCCAACAGATAAGCGCAACTTCATATATGGGGATATATGAAATTAAATCATAAATAAAAACAGAAAAGATATATTTGAGGGTAATATCTTTTATATATGGCTAGTAACCGGTGTACCGGTTACCCAGCCATCAGTATCAAGTGTTACATAATAAGTCATAAAAATTTTCCTTCTTTCTAATTAAAAGTGCCTACGATGTGAATATAGCCGTAAAAAGAAAGTGAGCCAGTGGGGAAAGGACCATATCCAGAATAAGAATTTTTATAATAAATTTTATTCGCGGCTGTTGAACAAAGGGTCATAATTCCTCCATAAAAGGAACTGGATGGCGCATCTGTTAGCCCAAATTCACCGTAAACGCTGTAATCACTGAGCTTGTCAAAGTTGTGAACCTCAGGATCTTGAAACAAAATACCCTTTTTATCAATACCATTCTCATCGGTTCTACCGATAACAAACAATTCGTACGTCATTTTGGTATTGTCCTTTTTGTAAAACGCATTCTCTATAGTGAAATTAGCCATCGAAACACTTACTGGATGCCAAGCCGATTTTTCAACGCTTTTCAAATCGGCCATAGTAGCGGCCTGATTACCCCCTTTATTTGTCGAGGCGTCATTTATGACTGGCGCAATACTAAATGTCTGTTGAGCTGTAAATGTTTGAGGCTGTCCCGTTCGTGCAACGTCACTTGGTACACCATCTTTAGTGATATATGGATGACCGGTTGTCTTGTCAATTGGCGCAGTATCAAACGTGTTCTTACCTGTAAACTCTTGATCCGAACCCGTTCGTGCTAGGTCAGACGGCAAACTGCTTGCTAGTAATAACGGATTATTATTAACCGTTGGAACAGTGTCAAAATTGTTAGCACCAGATAGGTGGGCTACTTTGGAATCGTCAGCAATTGTTGCCCATGGTAACCAATTAAAACTTGTAGAAGCAAAACGAAAGTATCTTATATCATCATCCGTGTAAAGCTCCTGTAAATACATGCTTCCTTTAAATGTTACTTTTAGACAACCCCAATGTTTAACAGTTTTAGGAGCATTAACAAGTGCTACACCCACAAAAGGATAAACTCCCTCAATAGTAACTGTATTGAGATCAGTTCCGTCAGCTAAATTATTTTGATTTAAAGCAGTCGAAACATCTTCCATTCCCAATACATCACTAGCAGGTTTACGCATATCAGCAATATTCACTTTTTTATCAAGTTGCTGATTAACGTCAACTGTCTTGGCGTAAGGCTGTAATGCCTCAGCTAAATCAGTATCTGAAACATAAATGTCATCCGAATTACCAAAAGTGATATTACTGGTATTGCTAATATTCACTTTGTATGAATAAGTAACAGCTTGCGGGGTTACACCATCATATTCTGGCAAATAATTAGGATTAGGGGATACCGTAATTCCATATAATATCTCATTGCTTGAATCATCTTTAGCATAAACAGCATAAGTTTTAACATAAACACCATCAGTTAATGCTTTATTATTACCAGTTGCTCGAATTCGAGTTTCACCAGTGCCATTATCCAGAGTAACTTCTGGATTATTAACCACAATTTCTTGTGGCGCAACTGTAGTTAATGCTTTTATCTGGTCATCAGTTAGTTGATTATTATTCATGCTGGAAAAAACAATTTTGCTAAAAGTAATTTTAGTTTGACCAGCATTAACTCGATCAATTAAATTTTTACCTGCATTCGTTAAGATCCCTACGTTTGGCGTTGCCAATTAAACCATCTCCTCAACAGTAATTTGTGGATAAGACTGGGCATGAACTCCTACATAAAATTGATTGTTAACTGTCGTTGCATACTGTAAATCATTTAATAAATATTCTGGTGGCAGCATTGACTGAATAGCATTGGTTAAAATTTTACGTTTAACTTCTGCCTTGTCACCTGAATTAAAATCAAAGGGAATATTGGTCACTTCGATCTCTTCTGGATTATCGGTACCGTTAATGTCGAACACATCTGTGCCAATATTTAAAACCGTTGCAATCAATATTTTTAAATCATTAGTTGTAATGCCCATATGGTTTTCCAATAATTGTAAACGAACTTCAAATCGTAAAAAATCATCGTCATCATCTATCCGATTGATGCCATAGTCCAGGGCAATATCTGTTAATGTTTGCCCACTGGCATTATTTAACAAAACCTGATCTGATATACTGAGCAAGTCATTTTGATGTTCATTAAGAAGATCAGCAATCAAGTTTAATAAGTTTTGATTATTTGATTCATCTTCCTGATTCATAATCGCCGGAAACATTGAAACTAACCAGTTCCGTAAAGTACTATCAGATAAATTCCTTTCGGTTTGATACATTTAGCATCCCTCTTTAGTTTTCAATCGCGTTAATCGTAATATTATCAGAACTGATAACCGCCAATTGAAAATCACCGACACTAATATCCGTTTCTGCCAATGCATTAGCATTTGTACCTAATTTAACAGCAACATCAGTCACACCAGCAGGCGAATATCCGGGTCCAAATAGTTTTGAATAAAGAACTTTATCACCCATATTGAGAGTATCGAAGTAATTTAAGATATTAGTCTTAATGATTTGTGGTCCATTATCAGTATCAAAAACCGTACTTTTAACATTCAAATCCAATTCAACATAAATTGGTACCGTCTCAGCCCGATCAAACGAAACGGTATATTGACGACCACCTACGTCTGTTGCCATACCAATTACGGATCCAATAGTTTTAGTTTGCGGCGGTAAAACATCAAAGAATTTCTGAGAAATTTGGCTATCATCACCGCCAATTACGTAAAGGTGAACTGATTTAGGAGGATTTCCATGGCTATCTGTATTCATTGTATTATTATTGACCAAACGAACATCAGTTACTCCAGTTAGATTTTTAATGGCAGTTTGAATGCCATTAGGCGTACTATTCTCAGCACTTTTACGGTTATCTAAAATTCGTTGCCGTAGCGCATCATCAGTTTCTGCATCCGTGCCACCTGTAGCTGCTTGCAAGTTAGTAACTGCATAAAAACCGTCAATTGAATTAACTGGATTAACAATAGTTGCTGGCATAACATTTGAGTCCGTTCCGGTATCCATAGCTACCGCCTGAACTGTCTGCCGGCCCAAGGGATTACCATCATCATCAATCAATGGTTGTGTATTTCCACCACTATCAACATATGTTGCTTGTTGAGTAATCGTAATGTCTGCCAAGGTTGAAAACAGTTGACCATCTGGGGTAGAAAATTGAGTTCCTTCAGGAATGACAGTTGGCGAATCTGGATCTACATAACCATCAATTTGTAAATACACATAAGCATTAGTTGCCGGTTTACGGTAAACACTAATTTCAGCTGCCAAATCATCCAGATTTGCTCCAGAGCTTTTTAAAACAAAAAAGGAGTTATAAACCCCCTGGGCCAAACTTTCCAACGTGTCATCAACTTCTGATAAAATGCCAGCAATCATTCCTGGCGTCTGCTCATCATCTAGATCAATGCCATCGCCAAAATATTTAACAAACAAAGCATTGATATTGTCTCGTAGATCATCTAGTTCAGGGCGATCATATCCATTAGCTGTTAGTGGCATCATCTTCATCTCCTTGATCATCGACGCTAACACTGCTCGTGACAGTTTCACCAGTTGTAAGGGTAACCGTTGCTTCTAGTGAAGTAATCCGCTGTTGTTGATTAGCTTCGAAATTAGTAATTTCAACTGAGTCAAAAGTATCGGGCCATTGTTCTTGCAGATAGTCAGATAAAATTGACTGAATAATCCCTTGGTCATCTGCATTAGCAAGTAATTCGTTATGATCAAGACCAATATCTTCATTCCAAAGCAATTCAGCAATATTAATGTTCACTAACAAACTGAGCTTTTGGGCAATTTCATCATCATCTTCGATCATATTAAAAGCACCAGTGTTTGGATTAAAATCCAAGTCACCGGTGCTATCTAATCCAAATGCAATCATGGTTTAATCACCGCCTCAATCACCGCATCTTGTATCGAATGCATTCTTTTGGTATCGATTTTATAGTTGCTTTTGCCAGACCAATTGTCCATCTCACGATCACAAAAGCCAACCCAGACAACCGAGCCGACTTTAAAAGCATGTTTCTCTTTTACTTTATCAAAATGGTGATAAGTTCCACTAACGATTCCAGCTGGCGGATTAGTATGCCCATTATAGGTGTCGACAAACTTATCAGCCCATTTCATAAAGTCGACAATATCATTGATCATTGATATCGAATCAGGAACAACAACTTCAGTTAAAGCCGCTCGTTTATCACCATCTGATTGAAGTGGTAGTGGTTGAACATCACAACGATGATGAGCCTTATCATATGAAATCACCCGTCCGATTGTGTGACAATTAACTTCTGATTTAAAAAATTCCAAAAATTCATTTTTCAAAAAATTGGATTGCTTATTTTTAGCATCAATTGCAACTTTTCTTTTCTTAGGCATAAACTACCACTTCCATTTTATAAGAATCTTGGTCATGAGTATGATCCACACTTTTTACTCTTTGAAGACCAGTAAGATTGGTCGACTTCACATAAACTGCCGACCCTGCGCAAACACGTGGATCATCAAAGCACTCTAAAGTCCATGTCGGTTTACCGTCATCATCACTATTATATGTTGGCTCTTGAGTTAATCCATGGTACATAGTGAGATAAAGATGTTCATTGTAAGGATTAGGCTTAATACCATCATCGATATATAAGGCACCCTTACGATAATAAACCGTGCTCCCGCATTCCTTTACAATTGCTTGAATAGCTGCCAAGGGCTTGGCGGATAGCGTATATCCTTTTTTGAAAACATGATTTTTCTTTAAATTAATTGCTGAAATTTCAATTTTAGCTTCGCGTTTAATCCGGTCAATAATTTGGCTGGCTTTAGTTCCCTTTTTGAACGTAATGTTAACTTTGCTGATCTTTCGTTTCTTGTATGAAATTGACTTCCCATCACTGGCTTTAACAGTGTGGGTTACCAATTTTGATCCGTTAAAATTGCTGTAAAGACGTTTATCCTTTGAATAATCGCGTCCTTCTTCAAAGGTTATCTGGGTTTCCTTATCCATGCCACTTAGGGTCTCGGGAGCAATTTGAGTGATAGTTCCCTCAGTTAATTTACCGTATAGATCAGTAGGCCCGCTGTAAACAATAATGTGATCATTTTGATTAATCTTGGCCAAATGAGTTTTTGACAAATTAAACAGGGTTACCGTACAGGTAGCAGGACTGCCACCATCATCAGAAGGAATATCATAATTAATCGGTACATTATTTTTTTCTGAGAGTGTTAGCTTGTTACCATTATGGTTAATAACTAAAGTAGTTGAATATCCCCAATAGTAACCCTTGCTTGTAATTTTTTCTGCCATTAATCCTCACCATCCGGAATATCATCAATACATAACTGCACGGTATCGCCTAAGTTTCCAAGATCAATCTCATCTTCATTTCCTGACTCATCCATTGGAATAATCGTTTCAATTGGGAGACCCGGAGCATTTATACCGCGCCATAACGGTTGGTTTAAAGTTACCACTTCTCCAAGCCGGATTGGTCTACCGTCGAGTTGATAAACATCTACCGTAAGTGACTGATCAATTTCATTCCACTGGAATCCAAATAAATAGTTCCCTGAGTCTAAATCAATCTCTTGCTGATAAGGAATGTCAGCAGGTGATATTGGAATATAGTCATGTACTGGCATTATTCATACCTCACTTTCGCTCCAACTGGGATCGAATTAGCTGGCCACTTATTTAACTTTTTTAACTCAGAAACTTTTACTCCCGTTTTTTGCGAAATTGACCAATAGGTCATCCCTGTTTTAACGGTTGTCGTTTTATGAGTAGTTTTCTTAGTGCCACTTTTTTTAGTATTTGCTGACTTAGATTTGGTCTTTGATTTCTTTTTGGCATAATCAATTTTGGACTTCATAGCATACGTAAAAGTTAATGATAGTGCCAGTGAGTTCTTGTTTCCTGCTGTGTTGGCTGTTTTACCGACAGAGGATAGATAGGCGTGTGCCCATTTTGAAAAGCCGCGAACGGTAACCTCAACTCCCTTTCGAGCCCAGCCTTGTAAGATTTCAAATTGTGTATCTAAATCACTCGTTTTGCCAAATAAATAATACGTTCCTGATAACTGTTTGGAACTTCGAACACTGTAATTAGTTCGAGGATCTGAGTTATCTACTTCGTTAGTCGGAACATCCTGATCGTTAGTTTCAGATGGATCTGATTCACCTAAGATAAAAACTCGACTAGTCATTGCATCTGTCCGCTGAATCGTTGTTAACCCATTAAGATACACATTCTTATGTATCTTATATTTTTTCTTGGCAGCTGCAATTTTATCGCCAATTTTAGACCGATTTTGAGTTTGTTTCTTATTAGTTTCATCTTTTTTCTTAGCAGTATAAGCATTGTGATAAGTTTGATAAACCTTCTTATCTTTTGTCTTTTTTGCATTAATATCGTTAATCTTTTTCTTTTCAACATTAATCGCATGATTGGCTTTTGTGCGAGCTTTTAACTGCTTTTGATATTCAGCAGTATTGGTAAGCTTAGTAATTGATTGATAGACTTCTTTTTTCTACGTTTAGTCAAGTAAAACAGTGATGCTATTAATGATTTAATAAGCCTTTTGGCTTAATAATTGGGTTCCTTTATAAAGAAAGCAGAGTTTTACGGTTGTTATTTTATCTTTGAGCGTAACCCAAAGAAGCCTCAGGCTTTTCAAATTTTCTCAAGGCTGGTAAAGTTAGATTAACAAATCAGTCCTATCTGGAACAGGCTAGTTCATAAGAGTAGTTCTGGTTTGTGTTTATAAGGTAGTGGATTATCTTAATTAGACGATCCATACATGCGACAAGAAGCGGCTTCCTACGGGAGGCAGTTTCTTGTTTTTTTACATAGAAATCACGTATGTGATTGGGTTTAGCAGTCGAGCTAATCATGTTCACAACAGTCCAGTATAAAAGTTTTCGTGCATGGGGATTGCCGTGTTTCGTAATGCGTCGCTGAGCCGTATAGTCCCCGGATTGGATCTCTACGAGATCAATGCCGATATAACTATTGATTTGAGCACGGGTCATAAATCGCCGCACATCGCCAATCTCACCAAGGATCCTGACCGCTGTGTTTTCGCCAATCCCCGGAATGCTGAGGAGGATTTCGTATTCTGGGAGCTGATGAGCCAACATAGTCATATAGACAATCGTTTCCTCACGCCCATCCATGATCCGTAAAACATTATCAACCTGGTCTTGAACTTGTTTGATAACTAGTGACTGTTCATCGACAGCGGGATAAGAAATCGCGTTGGCTTGCCATAATCGGCGAGTCAAAGTATCAGCCCGTCCTTCGCCAATTCCGGCTAATTGAAGCGCCAATATTTTTTGCTTAATCGCTTCAAAGCTGCCCTGGCGTAATCGTGAAGGGTGCGGAAATAGACGGAGCACAGCTAATCCTGATCGTCGGCTAAGATCAATCTCATCATCAAAGTTTGGGAATGTAAGCTGAATTGACCGATGCAACCGGTTCTTCTCGCGTTTGAGATCCTCAGTTTGTTGGTCATAATAACGACTGAGGTCCATCAATTCACGGTATACGGGATCGATAAATCGAGGCTTAAAGGCGACTGGTTGTTTGACAAACTCGGTAAGGGCCAACCCCTGTGCGTCTCTGATATCGTTTTTTCGTAATCTGGAACCATCATCCAGTCGTTTCTTGGCGACCAGGGGATTCAAAATATGGTACAGGATTCCTTTATCTAATAAAAACTTCTCGAGCCGTCGAGAATACACACCAGTCGCTTCAAAAACGACTTCCGGCCGATCGTATGAGGCAACCATTGCTTTTAAAGTATTGAAGCCAATGGCATCTAATGTGATGGTACTGTCATAAATCGTCTTGCCTTCGGTGGCCACCGATAAGGTGGCTGTTGCTTTAGAAACATCTAACCCAATAATTGTTCGCATATTAATCTACCTTTCTTGAAGCTCTTCACTGAGGCCTTAGTAACCAAGTTTTCAAAACGCGGTCTCTAGGACCCAACTACTTTGAGCGAATTTTCTAAGACCAGCGAAGCGGCCATTTTTCTGTACGGCTTCTAAGAGCCAAAAGAGGAACCACGGCCTGTGCTTCACTACCACTATAAAGTAATAGAGGCGTATATGGACTCCGTCGAGTCTCATATACGCCTCTAAGCTTAGTAGTTTTTCTGTTTAGTTAGGTCTTTAATGGTTGACTCAATTGATTTTTTCTTAGAAGATTTCTTGGTTTTGCTCAATAATTTCTTCTGCTTATCAATTTCATCTTGTTTAGCATTATAGGCATCTTTAAGACTGTTGTACCCATTTTGCTTTTGCAAATATTCATCGTAAGTGTCTAATTTATCTTTGGCCTTATCAATGGTACTTTTAGCATTATCAATTTGGTCAGCATCTTTGCTGACAGTTGATTTCCATTCGGTTGATTTCTTTTGCAAATAAGTTAAAGTCTTGCCTTTAACAGAATGTGTTGCTGATTTTTTGGTCATACCGTAAGGCCTCCTTCATCATTTGAGCCCAGTAACTGACGCATTTTCTCAACGAGATCGTTATTACGTTTTTCAATCCGTTCATCAATTTTATTGATTGTTGAACTATCAGCATGACCTTGAATAGTCAAATTGGTTCGAGCATCAATTGATACTTTTTTATTTTGGCCGTTAATAATCTTTTCAGAAGCTTCGTGAGGGATCATTAGACCACCCGTATCAGGCTTAAACAATTCCCAGCCGTCTTCATGAACTTTAGCCAGTTGATTCTTTTGAATTCGGCCGCCTTTGGCATATCCTTTAATCGCTTTATATGCGGCTTCGGCGTTGCTAATACGAGTTCCTCCGGTTGCGTCTTCATTACCGCCTGACTCCCAACCAGCGAAGAACTTTCTAGCCGCGTCGGCTGGATTATTCATCCTTAATACTGCTTTAAAGGCTCCAGATTCGCCAGGTTCATGAAGTGCGTATTCCAGTTGACCTTTGGCAGAGTTCCAAGCATAACCATGCTTTTTCTCCCAGTTACGCAATCCGGTTTCACGTCCAAATGTCCATTGGCCTAACCCAGTACCATGATCAGCGCTATCAATTGCCGAGGGGCTTAAGCGTGATTCTTGCATCCAGTTACCTAGGATACCGGCAATTCCGGCATCAGTAGCAGAGGGATAAGCTTGTTTAAGGGCTTTCGCTATTTCTCTAGCTCGTTGACTTTCATCTCCAGCAAGACCAACAGATCCCATATCACCATTATCGCCAAACTTGTTAGCTAACTTAGACATAAATTTGAAGAATCCGCTGCCAACTTGTTTCTTAATGAGCGATTGAATGCTATTAGAAGCTGATTTTTTACCTTTTGAAACAGTCTTTCTTGCTAGTCCTTTAACCTCACCAAATAGCGGGCTATATCCTGGTACTGAGCCAGAAATTGAATGCATACCAATGTCTGGATGACCATTAGGCGCGAACGCTGACCAATATTTATTTCCACCAGCAAAGACTCCAACGTGTTTACCAGGGCCCCAGAAAACCAAGTCACCTGGTTTAGCGTTTGAACGACTAATGTGTTTCGTTTTGCCGTATTGAGCACCAGAAAAATGGGGATAATCAATGCCAAAGGCGTGTTTTAGAGCATACATAACAAGTCCGGAGCAGTCAAATGTGTTAGGACCCGCAGCACCCCAAACATATCTTTTACCACGACCATATTTTTCAACAGCGGCCAGTAGTCCGGTAGCATCACCACCACTGCCTCCATCCAGATTAACCATCCCCCAAAGGGACTTCCACCAATTAGTAGCTGAGGATTTCATCTTACCAAAAAAGCCATTGGCAAAGTCTGATAAAACAGTTCCCTTGCCAGATGGCTTTTTAAGCAGTCCGGTTAAATATTTACTTGGATCTTTAACGATTGACTTAACGGTATCAAATACTTTCTTAGTGGCCTTAACAACGCCACCAGCGAAGTTACCAATTGCTCCGAATCCTTTTTCAACACCACCAACAACCGATGAGCCAATGCTCTTAGCACCATTCCATAGATTGCTTAGTAAACCAGTTCCCTTAGCAAAGTGGCTCATCCCATTCAGCGATAAGGCAAACTTTGTTTCAGAAGCGTTCAAAATTTCAGCGCCTGGTTCAAGCAATCGTTTAACATTAGTTCCTTTAATCAACTCACTCATACCATTAGGATGAATCAGCATTTCACGATTGCCAGTTTCAGGTGAATCATGACCATCGTTTAGCATTGCTAAAGTTGGTTTCGTAATCTCACGGCGTTGATTGCCAAGCATACCTGTACCAGAAGCATAGTGAACATAACCAATCTTACCGATTGCTTTACTTGAACCGCCAAACATATGGATAACACTATCGATACCACCAATCCCAGCATTTAAGACCTTAATCACATCGTTAATTCCGTTTGAAACATGTTTCGTAATTGATTTCCATAGATTGCCAAACCAATCATCAATCCCATTCCAAAAACCTTTCCAGCCTTTGCCAATACTGTGCCAAGCATCACTAAATAAATCAATCATTTTACCTAGCTTGCCACCCGTTAAATCATTAAGATAATCGAACGCACCTTTAAACACAGATTTAATGAGCTTGAACATAGATTTATTGTAACTTATCAAGTCTTTTTTTAAGTTACCCCAATGACCAGTTATTAAATCTATAAATCCATTAGTTGCTTTTTCAATCACTTTAAAACCATTGCCAAAAATTCTCTTGGCATCGCCCCATAAGTTGCTGAACTGTTTAATAGTTCCTGATGCCAGTTTTTTAGCGGATCTAAGAATACCGTTAACAAATTTTCGGAATTTCTTATCATGCTGGTAT